AAAACGTGACCTGGCTTGTGGATTACTATCAGAACAACTGGCCTTTTGACATGGTCGTCATCGACGAATCGTCGAGCTTCAAGAATCACGCGGCCAAAAGGTTCAAGTCCTTGAAGTCCATCCGGCCACGTATCAGCCGGATTGTGGAGCTGACCGGGACGCCGTCACCGAATGGGCTGATGGACCTGTGGAGCCAGCTTTATTTACTGGATGGCGGTCAGAGGCTGGGGAAGTATTACACGCACTTCCGGGACCGGTACTTCGACCCCGGGAGACGGGGCAGAGATGTTATCTACCAATACGACCCCAAGGAGGGAGCTGCGGATGCTGTCCTGTCCAAGATTTCGGATATATGCATCTCCATGAAAGCATCCGACTACCTGCAGCTGCCGGACTGCATCGTCCACGATATTCCGGTGGAATTGGATACCAAAGCCAAAAAGGCCTACAACGAGCTGGAACGGAAGATGGTCCTGTCCCTCCCGGATGGGGACATCGATGTGGCAAGCGCAGCGGCACTGTCCAACAAACTGCAGCAGCTGGCCAACGGGGCCCTGTATGATGAGGACCATGTGGTCCATCAGGTCCACAACTGCAAGATAGAGGCCTTCCTGGAGCTGGTGGAACAGCTTCACGGGCAGCATGCCCTGGTGTTTTACAACTTTAAACATGACAAGGACCGGATTTTAACCGCATTGGCCAAAAGTGGACTGCGGGTCCGGGAGTTTACTGGGGCAAAGGAAGAAGTCGACTGGAATGCCGGGAAAATCGACATCCTGCTGGCCCATCCCGCCAGCACAGCCTACGGGCTGAATCTCCAGGACGGCGGCCACCACATCATCTGGTTCGGGCTCAACTGGAGCCTGGAGCTATACCAACAGGCTAACAAACGGCTGCATCGGCAGGGGCAGCAGAAACCTGTCATTATCCATCAGCTGGTTTGCCGGGGAACCCGGGATGATGATCTGGTGGATGCATTAAGCTGGAAAGATCAAGCACAGAATTATGTACTGGAAAGTTTGAAAGCGAGGATCAAGAAATGGAAACGACGACCATGAAAAGGAGGAGCCTCATGAGTGATATGATTCATAACCCAGAGCATTACACTTGGCGAGGTGGTATGGAATGCATTGATATAGCTAAGGAGCTGTGCCAGGGAGCGAATGGCGTACGGGCGTACTTAATCGGCTGCGCGGTTAAATATATCTATCGTTACCCCAAGAAAAACGGCCTGCAGGACTTGGACAAGGCTATTGAATGCCTGACTATGCTGCGGAAGATTGAGGCTAGCAGCCAGAAATAGGAGGAGCTAATGACAGCAAAAGAATATTTGAACCGGATCCGTTTTATTTCAGTTGGACTCCGGGTTAAGGAACAGGACCTGCAGCAGCTAGAGTCAGATCTTTATACTATCCAATCAGTGGACACCAGCCGGGAACGGATTGACGGTGGGATCCCTGTGTCCATGGCAGACAAGGTGGCGCGGATCCGGGATATGCAGATTGTAATAAATAAGGAATGGGATCAGCTTCTGGATTTGCGAAAGGAAGCCAGGGAACGAATCATGCAGTTGGAAGATGGCCGTTTCCGGGCGGTACTGACGGAACGATATCTAAACAACAAGCGATGGGAGCAGATTGCGGTGGACATGAACTACACTTACCGCAATGTAATCAAGATCCATGGGAAAGCACTGCAGCAATTTGAGATTCAGTACAAAGAGTTCCTAGAAATTCCCTATCTTGACGTGATATAGTGTAGACTGCAAAAGGTAAGGGAAAAGGGCAAGCCCGAACCGATTGCGGAACCTCCTTTCTAAGATATGGCAGTACGGAAAAGGCACTCTGATGGGGTGCTTTTTTCGTTCCCGAAAAGTTGGATGTGTTTGTTTTTTATGGCTATCGCGGAGGTGGGAAAGGGGGGGTATGGGTCGAAAAAGTGGAGGTACCAGACCGCATTCGGCGATTGGTTTTGATTTTTTTTCATGTGTCCAAAAAGGTGACAGATTATGGCCAAAGCGACCAGGACCAAGGCAATCAACAGCCTGTACAAGTTCATAATGGGTCTTAAAAAGAAGTGCGATTCGATTAATGACGTGAACCAGGACCTGATCATGCAGTATTGCCGGTTCACGGTCATGGCCAACGAGTTGAGCCAGCAGATCCAGAGCGATCTGGGCAGTGTGGATCAAGTTGAGCTGGAAAACACCATCGACCTGTACGCAAAGATGAGTAAGATCGCCATCAATCTCTATAAAACCCTGCATTTCGACTCTATCAAGGACGAGCTGCAGGACCAGAAAAATCCCTACTTCGAATTGATCATGGAGGCGGCCAAGGATGGCGATTCTTAGACGTTGCCGGAACTGCGGTGCCCTCTACGAAGGCCAGCGGTGCCCGCATTGCACCCGGAAATTCGCCAGAAAGCGCCAGCAGGACAATGAATCCACGAAGCTATACGGATCCTGGCGGTGGCGACAGTGCCGGAAAAATGCGATCCTGCACTATATGGGCTATGACATCTGGCTCATGGGAATCGGCAAGGTGGTCAGATTGGACCGCCCGGTGGTCCACCACATCCTGGAACGAGAGGAACGGCCGGATCTGATTTACCGGCTGGACAATCTCATTACTGTGAGCGCCGATTCCCATGCAGAGATACACGAGATGTACCGAAAAGACAAGCCGGCCGCCCTGCACCGGATCGCTGCCGGCATAGAAAAATTCGAGGAGCTGTTTGCTGATGATCGGAAAAACTAAAATTCCAAAAGAATTGAAACCGTTCATCGGTGACTATTTCACAGCCCTTCAAAAGCGGGAGAAGCAGGGGCTTCTGGGGCAGAGCGAATGGCTCTGCTTCAAGCGGTTCCTGGACCTGTACGGCTCCGGAAAATACCGATTCGCCGCCAAGAGCCTGGACTACATGTTCCGGTTCCTGAATCTGCTGGCCTTCATCGATGAGAATGGGAAGCCCCAGCATCTGACCCTTCGGCCCGTCCAGAAATTCATCATGTGCGGAATTTTCGGGCTCAGGCGGCCAGACGGTGGCTACCTGGTCAACACGGCAAATATCTACATGGCACGAAGAAACGGGAAGTCCTTCCTACTGAGCGGCGTGCTCCATTACCTGATGTGTATGGCCCGCTTTAGAAACGAGATGATCATCCTGGCCAGCTGCAAGGGTCAGAACGCTAAAATCTGCTTCAAGGAATTCTGTAAGTTCATCGATAACGACCCGTTCCTGAAGGAAAACTACGGGAATATCAATAAAACGGAATGCTACGTCAAGAACAAGATCACCGGCAATGAGCTGGTGATGTTCCGAACAGGCGCCGGGGCGAAGAAAGAGCTGGACGGATTCACCAACCGGGTAGCCGTCATTGACGAAGAGATGCTCTGTGACGAGATCATTCCTCAGACCATTCAGGATGGTCAGGCCCACTACAGCGACAGCCTGCTGGTGACCATGAGCACGGCTCAGTTCTCCATCGGCGGGACGAATCACAAGAAGTGGATGACACTCCGGAAAATCCTCTATGCTGATAAGCTGCCACCGGAAAACTTTCTGTTCCTGTGCGAGCCGGATCAGGCGGATCTGGAAGAACCGGACTTCACTGACCCCAAGCTGTGGGGCAAGGCAAACCCGGTGCTCCTGTTCGAGGAAGATGGCTACACGCTCAAGAAGACCCAGGTTGATAAATACGCCGCCATGGCCAAGAAGGCAGTGGCCGAAAAGGGCTTCAGGCTGCAGTCGTTCGCTACAAAACAGTGCAATGTCTGGTTCTCTGCCGAAGATAAATCGTTGTGCACCTACGACCAAATGCGGGGCAGCAGCGTGGACTACAGCTTCAATGACTGTATCGCCGCCGGCTACAAGGATTGGTACCTTGGAATTGACCTGTCACAGTCTTTGGACCTGACCAGCGTCATGTTCCTGGGCTTCGTGGGAGAGGACCAGAACCATCAGCTGGTGCCGTTCGGCAACGCAGCCGAAAGAATGCGGCTGTTCATCCATTGCCTGTCGTGGATTCCGAAGAATCGGCTACAGGGGCACATCGAAAGCGATAAATTTCCGTACCAGGACTACGTGGACACGGAACTATTCCTCTGCAACGGGGCAGGCGGTGAAAACATCGACAGCCGGCAGGTTTTGGAGAAGATTGACCAGATCCGGCAGGAAAACGACCTGCATTTCGTCACGATAGCTGCTGACCCCTACGGAATTGCCGGCGTCCAGGACAGCCTGGCGGAAATCTGTGACCAGTTCATCCTGCAGAATCAGAGCCCCAAGGCCCTGAGCCAATACATCGAAAGCCTGAGCGCTTGCTGGAAGGATGGAAACGTGGCCTATCAGCGTGGCCATGAAGATATATTTGAGAAGGCGATGACCAACGCTGTCATGGTCAGGAACCCGACCGGCTACTACAGCCTGGAAAAAATCACCATGCGGGCGGACAGCAGCGTGCGGATTGACCCTGTTGATGCTATGCTGACCGGGTTCATTGCTCCGTACATCGATTATAACCGGAGGGGACCGGCGGGCGACGAACTGGTGGATGACTGGCTGGACATTATGAAGGGGTGATAACGATGATCACGACCGATGACGTGAAAAAATACCTTAACATACCCGGCACAAGCGACGATACGATGATTTCCGGCATTATCCAGACCGGATATGATTACTTGGCCGGGGCTATCGACGATTTCGCAACCAAACAGAAGAATGAAGCCTTCAGCCGGCTGGCAGATGCCTGGGTGTTGCATATGTGGTGCCCAGATGCCTATGACCAGCGGGAAGGCGGCTTCGACGGGCAGAGAATGGCTATGAATTACCCGGCCAGAGCCATGCTGACCCAGCTGCAGATGTACAAGGAGGGATAAGAGAATGAATCTTGAAATCACGGGGGAAATCTTCGACAGTGTGAACACGGATAACCTGATCAGCGAACTGCAGAACGCTCAGGAAGACGTGACGCTGACCATCAACAGCCCCGGCGGTGATGTGTTCGCCGGCCTGAATATCGTGAACGCCATCCGGAAATGCGCCTATAAGGTGCATGGCCAGGTGGAAGTCCTGGCCGCATCCATGGCCGCTATCATCGCTCTGGCCTGCGATGACGTCACCATTGATGAATACAGCGTCATGATGCTGCATAACTGCTGGACGGTGACCGGCGGAAACAAGGAACAGATCCAGAAGGACTTGGATGCCATGACTGCCATTGACGCCATCATCCATGACATCATCAGCGCTCATGCCGTGGATAAGGATCTGGCTGCAAGCCTTGACGGTGGTGACATGTGGCTGACTGCTGCCCAGGCAGCGGATGCCTTTGACCACGTCACTGTGGCCAGCGTGGAACGCCAGGAAGACATCCTTGCTGCCAAGGGCGGCTTGACTGAACTGGTCCTGAGAGCCCAGAAGGTGCTGGAAGACCAGAAAAAGGACGAAGATAAGCCGGCCCCGGCTGAAGAAGATCCGGACAACGGCAACGAAGATGACAATCCCGATAGTGGCGACGACAGCAGCGACGATGGGGGCGATGAAGGTGCTGATGGTGATGACCAGAGTGGCAATGACCAGGACCCGGATGAGGACGCGCCTGATAAGCAGAAAGATGACCCGCCGAAGGACTATGAAATTCCATCCGCCCTGAAGGACCTGCTGGACCGTGCTGATAAGATGGGGTGATGCCCATGTTTGAGAGACTCAAAGCGTACCTGAGAGGGTACCCAACGGCCCCACCTGGGGCTACGAACGTCATTCCAGTGGGCAGAGGCCCCAGAGTGTACGTCAACGCCAACGGGGACGTCACCTACGCCACCTGTGTGAAGGTGCTAGCCCAGAACATGGCCCAGCAGAAATGGAGCGTTTACGATTCCAAGAACACTGTGAGCCCTGGGCAGGTGCCCGGAATCGGCTATGTGCTGAACTGCCAGCCGTATCCTGGCATCAACGCCTTCGACTTCTGGGAATATATCGAAAAGCAGCGCCTGGGCACGGGCAACGCCTACGCCCTGATCAGCTACAACCGGCTGACACAACTGCAATATCTGGTACCGCTGGATAGCCGGTCCGTGACCGTCATGTGGGATGATGCCAACATCCTGGATGGGTCCCGAAAACTGGTCTATCAGTACACAGACCCCCGGAACGGGCAGGTCTACACGATTCTGCCGGAGGAAATCCTGCATTTCAAGGCTTTTTCCAGCAACGGTATCGTTGGCCGCTCTGCCCTGGACGTTCTCCGGGATAGCCTGATGGCCAATGCAGAGGTGGAATCAGCGTTCCGGACGGCTGTCAGAAACGGATTTTCCGGAACGATCGTGCTGAGCTACACGTCTGATCTGTCGCCCAGCCGCCAGAAAGTCCTACAGGAACAGGTGAAAGAGCTGTTGAGTAACAGCAATTCGACCGTTCTTCCCTTGCCGGCTGGCATGACGGCCACGAACATCACGAACGACATCCGTGGTTACTATGAAACGCTGAAAAATCTGAAAGTAGAAGACATCAGCGGGCTGTTCGGCGTGCCTCTGGCCATGCTCAACAAGATGGGCGGCACTGGGGCGGCTACATTTAGCACGAACCAGATGATGCAGTTCTTCACGAACACGATCAGGCCCATTATCGCCCAATATGCTACAGAGCTCACGAGCAAACTGCTGAGCCGGCGCCAGCAGGATGCCGGTTACCAGGTAATGACTATCAACGACCCGCTGGACAACCTGGACGAACAGGCTAAAGCGTCCGTCCTGGCCAGCTATACCGGGGCCGGGATCATGACACCCAACGAAGCCAGAGCATCACTGCATTACCCTCAGAGTGAGGCCCCTGGGGCTGACAATTTGAGCCAGATCGGCGGCACTGGATCACTGGGCGACAGTCCGGAAAACGAAGGAGGTTCTAACAAATGACTGTTATCGACAAAAGCGTGAAAATCAAGATCGGCGGGAAAACCTACAATCTGCTGTTTACGGTGAAAGCCCTGATGGAAGCAGAGCATGACTGCACGGAGGATTCCCTTCTGCTGGTGATCTCCAGCCCCAGCAAGCTGGCGGCCTTCCAGAACTGCTATGCGCTGCTGAAAGCCGGCCTGATGGCCGGGAATCCCGGCACGGTGACCGAAGATAACTTCGACGAACTCTTTGCTGCAGCTGTCGAAGAATACAAGGCCTGTGCCGGCGTGGCTCCGTATTGCGTGGAAGCCATCAAGAAATCCGGCCTGATCATCAAAGCGGAAAAAAATCCGGGGGCGGCAACCAAAAAGGAAGCGTAAGCCCCTCAGACAGGCTGAAAGCCGTGCACGTGACCGACCTGATCAACGACCTGGAACCATTGGCCCTGGGGGAACTGGCCATGACGCCGGATGAATTCGCCGGCAGTACGGTCGGGGAGATCAACGCCATGCTGGATGGCTACCTTCGGAGGCGTGAGACCCTCGAAGATCTGTTCATCGTTAACTGTGCGCTGCCGACTTACCGGGCATTTTTCGGCAGGAAGGCTCCGACCTACAAGGACCTGACGGCCCACCGGCGTCGGAAAAATCCGGAACCGCATGAACTGCCGCCCATAGATCCTGCCCTGGTGGCCAAATGGAAACCGATACTGACTAAAAAGGAGAAACAATAATGCTTATCTCTTTGCAAATCAAATCCGACATCGAACTGGTGAAGAACCAGATCAATGCTCTGATTGCCGACAAGAAAGAGGTTCCGGCAGAGCTGCAGGCCAGACTGGCCACCCTGCTGGACCAATACGATGTGGCCGTTGCCGATGAAGCCGGCCGGAAACATGAAGGAGGTAAAGATATGACCATTACTAAGAAGGAACTGAACGCCGCCCTGAAGAAATTCCTGCGTCACGACCGCAAGGAACTGGATGATCTGCTGCAGGCCTACCGTACCCAGAACGGCATCATGGATGCCGGCCAGACCGGTGCTGCGGCCGCTGACGGCGGTGCTACCATCCCGACCGAACTGCTGCCCCTGGTGGAAGTAAACCGCCAGCGTGTGGACCTGCGTCCGTATACGTCCGTTGTGGCCGTAGGAAGCCGTTCCGGTAAAATCCCCGTCATCAACTATGACCAGGCTATTGAACTGAAGAGCTTCGACGAAAACGCTGCCATTGATCAGACCCAGAAGGGCGCATTCACCGAAGTGGCTTACAACCTGGCCAGCAAAGGTGCCATCATCCCTGTCAGCCGTGAACTGATTATGGACTCTGAAGCTGATATTGTCAGCATCGTAACCAATCTGTTCAACAACGTATACATCAAGGCTGTGGCCGCCGACATCACGAAGGCTGTCACCGGTGACTCTACTGTTGCCAAGACCACCATCACCGACGTGGCCACCGTGGCTACCCTGGATGCCATCAAAGCGGCTATCATTAACTGCCCGCTGGACGCCGGCGCTAATGCCATTACCGTCATGAACCAAAAGACTTTTGCAAAGCTGGCCGTAGCTAAAGACAAACAGGACCGCTACCTGCTGGCACGTGACGGCAACAACTCCACCATCCGCATGATTGAAGGCCGCCCGGTTGTTGTATGTGAAAACGCCTCTCTGGCTGACAACAACATCATTGTGGGTGACTTCAGCACCATCTACCACATTGCACGTCCTGCCCTGGAAGTTGAATCCAGCGAACAGGCCGGCTTCACCACCAACAGCGTTTTGGTTCGTGCCATCTGCAGATTCCAGGATGTGCCCGTGTACAACGCCTGTATGAGCATCCTGGCTCCTACCGCCGGCTGATAGCCATGTTCAAGCGGAACCCGGGCAGATTCAAATACACAGTGACTCTCATGAAGCCCAGCGCCCTGAAGCGGGATGAACTCGGAGGCATCCAGGGGACCGAATACACGGCGGCGCTGACCCTTCAGGCTATGTGTGAAGTCCGGAACCAGAGTCGGCAGCAGGTGGCAGGAGATTTCCTGACGGTGGATACCCGGTTTTTCGTGGTGCGGGACCTGACAGGGACGGCCGCTGAAGGCGTTGACACGTCATGGCGGCTGACCTGTGGTGGCCGCACGTACATCATCAATGATGTGCTTCCCATTGAGGAATCTGTACCGTATTTCGTACAGATTACGGCTACAGCGCTTAATGGAGGTGGTGGGATGTGAAATATGTACTTCCTTTCTACGCCCTTCAGAAGGCCCTTTTTGCGACTCTGACAGGGTCTGACATCGGCATCAACTGGTTCGATGCCGGGTCTACCACGGAAGAAATTGAGGGCTTCTACAAGGGCATGAATGAGTTCAGCTATGGGATCATTGCCGCCGCTGATGCTGACGCCATTGGCACGAAAGACGCAGTCAGCTGGAACAGCAGCATTGATCTGGAAATCTACAGCAGCCATAAAGGCCGGAAACAGCTAACCCAGACCATGGAAAAAATGCTGAACTACATCTGCACGGATGCGGCCTGGACTGCTATGGAGACAGTTCTGAATCCTCTTGGGTTCAGCCTGGTATCTATCAGCGTGGGAAATTTGAGAGTCAATCTCCCTATCTATGGGGATACAGGAATCTGGCAGAGTGGGGCTACCACCCTGCGATTCACAGTGAAACAGAAGGAGTGATATGAATGGCAGTGACCATTACCAAGGATAATTATCCTGAATTCGACGGCACCGCTGGGATCAGCGGCAAACGCTATGTGCTGTACGTCAACTACGGCACCAGTGCCACGGGAACGACACCGAAATGGGTCCGTGTGGGCGGCTGTGAAGACCTGACCTTCACCCCGACGGTGGACGTGCAGACCAAACAAACAAAAGACAGCGGCATGTGGGCCACTTCCTCCGTGTCCGGCAAGAGCTTTCAGGTGACTTCTACTATCCTGGCATCTGAAGACGATCAGGGCCAGAAAGTTATCGAAAACTTCATCTATGATGATGAGGTCAGCAACGAAAAGAAGAGCCTGCAGTTCGCTAGAGTGAACCTGGACGACAAGAGCTATCGGGTATTCAACGCCATCCCGACCGGTTGGGAAGAAACGTCCAAGAGCGACGACCTGGTGGAATACAGCTTCACTGGCACCGGCACCGGAAAGCCCGAAGACAAAACCGGGTTCACCGAAACGACCACCAGCGGGACCTGATCTTAACAATGGGGCAGCACACGGCTGCCCCTCTTTTTTTCTATGAGGGATTGAAATGGCAACCATTGAAGACCTGCAGAAGCAGATAGAGGAATATGCAAATCACGGCTTTGCTGGCGACGTTGCCAAAGGCGCCCGGCAGGCCCAGATAGCTACCCAGGATTATATCCGGAGGACACACCCGTCACAGGCATTCGATGGACGGGATCTTCGAAAGATGATTATCAAAGGTGCATATAAAGTCGAAAATGCCGGAGTTATCAAGGCGACTATCTATGCAAATTATTTTGCCCGGTGGTATAACACTGGTGCCCAGGGCAAGATCATCCGTGGGAGAGGGCCAAGACAGGGCCAGCATGGGCCGAAATACCCGCCCAGGGGTGCTTACTTTGAAACTAACGCTAAAGCGATTGAATATTTTTTTGCAGATTATCTCGTAAATTATCTAAAGCAGCATGCCAACCTGTAAAGAGGTGAGAAAATATGGCAGAAGCAAAAATCACCCTGGAGACCATAGCCAATGACGAAGGGCTGAAGAACCTGAACAAGGCTCTGGCCGAAGGGGCTCAGGCCGTCCAGGTGATGCAGAAGAACCTGAAGGACATGGAGAAGGCCACGGAGTCCGGCACGAAAGCGACCGATGCCCAGGCCCAGGCCATGACCAACCTGCGCCAGAAAATCCAAGAACAGAAGCAGGCCAACACCGAATATTCGAAGGCTATCAAAGATACCGTGAAAGGCATGCAGGACACCGGCAAGGCATCCAGTGATGCCGGGAACGCAGTGAAGACCCTGGCCGAAAAGCTGGGCGTGAGCTCTGGGGCTGCTGAAGCCATGGGGAGCGCCGTGAACATGGCCATCCCCAAGCTGGGTTCCCTGGGCTCTACCATCGGCAGCATCCTGCCCCAGCTGGCGGCGTTCACCGCTGCTGCTGCAGCCATCGGCAAGGTCCTGTCGGCCGGCCTGGAAGAGAGCAAGGCAGGCGCCCACATGGCGGCATTCGTTGGCAGCATGGAGGAGGGCCGGGAAGCCGTTGAACTGTTCAACGCTACCGCCCGTGACATGAACACGGATTTTGATGAGGATGCCATCAACCAGATGGGCGTCCAGCTGATGAACATGGGGTATTCGGCCAAGAACGCCAGTGCCATGATCGAGATCTGTGCCAATGCTGCCGTCGGCCTGGGCAAGGGTCAGGAACAAACCCAGCAGTTTGTGGATACGATTGGCCGTATCCAGTCGACTGGTGAAGTCAGCAAGCGCCAGATGATCGCCCTGCAGCAGAGTGGCATGGACATGGACAAGGTGTTCGGCCAGGTGGGCATGACCAGTGAAGAGGCCATGCAGGCTATGGATGACGGCACCCTGGATGCCCAGGAAGCTGTGAAAGCCTTGACTGACTACATGCAGAACGAATTTTCTGGCGCCATGGACGAGAGCAAGCAGAACGTCATCGACCAGTGGGGAGATCTGAAAGCCAACTGCGACGAAATCATGAGCGCCATCGGTGGCGCCATCTTCGATGCCTTCGACAAGAGCGACATTATCCAGACCCTGATTGACTTCACCCAGGACCTGCTGGACATGATCCAGAGTGACGGCACTGGAACTTTTGAGCTGTTTGCTGACGTTGGCAACGCTGCCCTGGACGTCATCAGCACAGGCCTCAAAATCGTGCTGGAAGCCGTGAAAGCGGTCATCCTGGGGTTCGTGAAGATGGTGAACGTGGCCAGGGAGGTCGGGAAAAACATCTGGAACTATCTGACCAATCTTCTGAGCCCGCTCAAATGGCTGTGGGATGGCATCAAGTCCATTGCCCAGGCTGTCGGGAAGGACATCAAGGGCGCATTCACTGCCGCCGCTGATTCCATTAACGCTGATTGGTCCACGACCTTCAACATCAACGAAGACACGAAGGTCAGAGGCATCAAAAGCCTCAGCAGCGAGGGGAACCACTTCCATACGGCCACCAGGGCCCCGAAGGACAGCTCTGGCGGCTCCGGTGGCGGTTCCGGAAGCAGCCGAAGCACGGAATCGAAGCCTGTAGAGGTCCAGGTCCCCATCGGTGACGTGGTGGCCCAGGCCGCTGCTAACTCTGTGGGCATGAGTTTCAACACCCACGATCTAGATGAAACCCTGCACGAAGGTCTGGGCGGCATCAGTTCCGGCTGTGCGCAGTTTGCTTCCTACGCCGCCAAGCTGGCCGGCGTGGAAGGGTTGAATTCCACCCTGGTTGATGACCTGGCTGCTGCAGGCCGTAGTAATGGCTCCTATCACAGTGGTGACTTCACCGGCGCCCAGAAAGGCGACCTGCTGTTCTGGGGCGATTCTGACGGCTTCGAGCACGTTGGCATTAACGACGGTAATGGTGGCCACTGGGCCTATAACTCCAACAGCTCCGGTGGCGGGCCTGGCGTAGTCCATGCTGACAGCAACGAAGACTACTACAACGTCAACGGATACAGCCCCATGGGCTACCTGTCCATGAGCCAGTTCACCGGCGGCAAGATGGTGGCCCAGACCATGGACGCCACCCAGAAGGCTGCAGCAGAAGCGGCCAAGAAGCTGGCAGAAGCCCAGAAAAATGCCGCCCAGCTCATGGATACCCTGGAATCCGCCATCACGAAGGACACCGGCACGACCTACGAGGCTGCCGTTGACCAGTTGGATGCCAAGGTGCAAAAGTACCAGCAGGACATTCAAAAATACGCTGCTGCCGGCGTGGACTCTGAATCCATCAAGAATCTGACTGATAAACTGGCTGAATACCAGAAGGTCATGATGGATAAGATTGAAAAGCAGCGCCAGCAGTCCATGGATAAGCTGAAATCTGATACGGCCAAGACCACCAATGAGCTGGCCGGTGATTACAAGGCTCTTGCCGACGCAGAGTATAAGGCCACGGTGGATTCCCTGAATAAAGAGAAGGAAGAACGCTTCAAGGCTGTGGCCCAGAATAAGGACGACAAAGAAGCCATGGCCCAGGTAGAAAACTGGTACACGGCCCAGGTCCAGGCCGCTGCCGAAAAGCGCACCGAAGCCTATCGGGATTCCTTTTCTAAGCAGGTAGATTACGCTATCAAAGCCCACAAGGGCGGCATGCTGACGGGCCTTCTGAACAGCAGTGATGCCCAGCAGAGCGTGGACTGGAATGGCCAGACGAAGGCCATGCAGGGCTACTACGAACTGTGGCAGGATGCCAATAAATCCACTCAGGAACAACTGGTTGAAGTGGCCAAAACGGCAGAAAGCGGCTTCCAGAGCTTCTTTGAGAACCTGTTCACCGGGGAAGAATCCTTCGTGGACAGCGCCCTGAAGCTGGTGGACACGATCATGGAAAGCGTGCTGCAGCAGATTACCCAGAAATGGGCGGCACAGCTGACGGAATCTCTGTTCGGCGGTCTGCTGAATCCGAATGGCAACGACAACCAGGGTGGCGGCATCCTGGGGGCTGTAGCCGGTGGTATCCTGGGCGGCGGCAGCTCCGGCAGCGGAACCGGTGCTGGAATCAGCATCGGCGATGTGACGACCGGTGTGACGGACGGTTTCCAGGCGTTGAACAATACGATCACCCCGTTGAACGGTGCTCTGACCATCATGGGCGGTGTGACCGGCAAGGCCAGCGGGCTTTTGACCGGCTTCAACGCTGTCCAGGGTGTCTTGAACGCCACCACGAAGCCGGCTGAAGCGGCTACTACGGTAACAACCACGGGAGCCATGCAGATGCTGACGGCTTCGGCCATCCAGGCATCTACTGCCCTGGCGACCATTTCCGCAACATCGGCAGCAGGCGGCTGGATGATCTTTGCATCCGGCGGTTCCGTTGTCGGACCTGGAACGGGGACCAGTGACAGCATCCCTGCACGGCTTTCCAATGGTGAATACGTGCTGAACGCCTCTGCCGTGAAAGCCATCGGCCAGGATAGGCTGGACGCTATGAACGCAGGTCAGATGCCCCAGAGTATCGTGGGAGTGCCCACAGCTGTGGCGGCTCCGTCCGGCGGCAGCGTGACCTTAAACGTCAGCGCCCTGGATGCTTCCAGCTTTACCAGCTTCCTGCAGCGGGGCGGACTGGATGCTATTCGTCAGGCACTGTTCGACAACAATCGGGAATTCGCAAGCGCAGCGGGGGTGTGGTAAATGAGTGAATTGCTTTTTCCTCTGGACGCCCGGAAAGTCGAATGGACGTCAGAGGTAGACCAGAGCTGGACTGTGAACGAGCAGACCAGCGCCAGCGGGAAACGGAGAGCCATCAGCTCTCAGACCCTGCCGGCATGGGAATTCAGTCTGTCCTTTCCGCTGCTCTCAGCAGAGGAAAAGGATACCCTCCTGGCTTTCTGCACGAGAGTCAAGGGCAGTTTGATTCCCTTCTACTATAAGGATGCGGAAAGCTACAAAGCCACGAAGCTGACCCTGCCGAAGAACACGGATGGGACGTATCAGCTGGTGGCCAATATGCACGGACAACAGGAGCCGGTCTACTATGTGGACCAGCTCCATGTTTATGTGGATGGAACTGAACAGGACGCCACCGCCTACACGGTGGACCGGGGCGCCATTAAATTCAGCACAGCACCGGCCAGCACAGCAGTAGTGACAGCAAGTTATGAATGGTACTGGAAGGTATGTTTTGCCGACTCCAAGCTGAAGGTCAGCCAGATTTTCCAGGACCTGTTCTCCATTGATGTGGATTTGAAGGTGGTCAGATGAAAGATGTATCTGATGCTTTGAAAGATTATCTGAACAACAAGAAGGAAATGCTGTCCTGTGACCTGTACACGCTGACCCTCTACGATGGGACGGCCTACTACTACACGGACGCTGACCATGACGTCACGGTGGACGGCCACACGTATCAGCATGACGCCCTGCTGCTGAAACGGGAACAAACGAAGATCAACAACGTGGTCAGCGTGGATACGATGAACGTCAGCATCTACGCCACTGTGGACGACAAGCTGGGCGATAAACCCGTGTTCCTGGCCGCCCATGACGGTACCCTGGACAGAGCCACATTGGCCCTCTCACGGTGCTTCTTCAGTGTAG